GTGGATATCCATCAATATCATATCTTCTCTCTTTATTCCAGTTACAAGATGTTTTTTGAGCGGTTCCACAATTGTGTTTCCAACCACAAAGACATTTTTCGTGATATTCTCGAGTTCAAGTTGTCGTTTATAGTCCTCGTGATATACAAATAAAATATCACTGCAATGGTCGCAAACGGTTCGGTTAATTTCTTCCAACATGCGTTTATCGTATGACCGCATACCGGCTTCAATGTGGCCGATGCAATAGCCCTCCTTTTTCAAAGGAAATGAAACCCCCGCGGAATTGGAATCACCCAGAAATAAAATCAGATCGGGGGAAATATTTTTTTCTCTGAAGAGTTTTGGAATGGCGGTTGACAAATACGCCAATTGTTCAAAATGGTTGGACGACTGCTTGCCGGTCTCTAATATATAGTCCGGATTACGAATATTCAATTGGTTAAAAAACACATCGCTCAAATTCGGGTCAAAATGTTGCCCAGTATGGATAAGCACATGGTTGAACTCTGCATCCAATGCTTTGAAGACAAAAGCCATCCGGATAAAATCTGGACGAATGCCAGTAATCGTTACAACTGTTTTTCGCATAATTATTATATTATCTGAACAATTGTGTTTATATCTATCATTAAATAATTATTTTTTCAAACTCCGAATCAAAATTTTCATATTTATCGGTGACATCAACATAATAATTTGTAGTTTCAAATATGTATTTCTTGTTCATAAAGATATAGTCATTCATTTCTCTCTGATTATCCCACGCTTCCACTGCATTTTTATGGAACAGATGAATGCCACCTAGATTAAATTCATCGTGAAAAATATTCACAATGTTAATATTTTTGGATTGTATTTTCAATACCAAATCGTCATCGTCGTACATGGTTCCCATGGTGTAATCGTAAGAAAAACACTGAATTGATTCAAAGGTGCTTCGTGTCATTCCGGTCAAGAAATGAAACTTTCGATTCAATGTTCGGGATTGATACCATGTCATAAATAATTCCAGTTTTTTGTAAATATCAATGGTAGATAAATCCATTTTGTATATTTGTTCATTTGAGTCAAAATTATTTACTGCATTCACATCAAAAACATAGTAATTATTAGTCAATGCGTGTTGCACAATAAAACTAATTACATCTCCGACATGACACACCTCCGCATTTTGGATAATTACGTTGGCACCCTTGACAAATTTGAATCCAATGTTGTAATTGACCAGTGGATTGTGCCATTTTTTTGCGGAACGATTGATAATAATCAAATCGATATTGAATGGATAAGTTTCTAAAACTTCTTTTTGGATTGGATCGTGAGTTGAGTCATCCACAATGACCACGTGAATATTTTTGCACAAACTGTTTCGGAATGTGTCCAAGGTAAAATAAGTCTGTTTTGACCGGTTTGACGACGTCATGACGATGGATACTGAGGGATTTACCAACAAATCATTGATGGCAATGTGTTTAAATAATGAACTGTCCAAATTATTAACTTGATTTTTTATTTCAAAAATCAGGTCCTTGTTTTCTTTCAAAGAATTCATATAATAACTGAAAATACAATTTTTGAATTCGACGAACGTACTAAGGTAAATCTCCGAGCGAAGCGAGTTACAAAAGGAAACCTACGGTTTCCTTTAATTGGTCAGTCAAATCCGGTATTTCAAACAATGCCGGATAAATACTGGATAAAGTTTTATTCACCGGTTCTGCCGTTAAAGTTCTATTGATTAATTCGCCATTTAAATTAAAAGTCTCTGCAATCATTTGCGCCAGTTCATATTTACTTTTGGAAACCGGTGAATAAATATGCCGGACTCCCTTCCAAAACAATTGTTCTCTCACTATTTTTTCAATTATTTTGCAATATTGCAGACAAGTAATTCCATTCCAATGATGATTCGACCAACAGTTTATGGTTTTGCCATCTCTCAATGAATTGATTACCCATTCCATGAAAGATTTTTTGTTTTGGAGTTCCAATCCAATGATGGATGTTCGTATTACGGTGCAATCTGGTGGTTCGCCTGCCGATTTACTCAATCCATAATCGCCAGATTCATCGTGAATGTCTGTTTCCACGTAATTTCCAGTTAATCTTTTTCCAGAATACACACAATCGGTGGTTGGCTGAATCATATTGGCGCCATATTTGTTGCATATTTGGGACAAAACGTGGGGAAACAATCCATTCACCATATAGTAGTTAGACACTTGGTCCGAATTTGTTCTTTGAGGTATTTGCCCAATGCAATTGACTACACAGGTGTTTTTGTCTAAACCGTTTTCCAATAAAATGGTTTCGATTAAATTAGTTTCATCTACACGATAATTTATGCAAACAACTGGAATATTAGTTGTGGCAAAATATGTTTTCACATAGGTTCCCAACATTCCGGTATGCCCAAGTAATAATATTTTGATTGTTGTCATTTATATTTTGGTTGGTAAAAATATAAATAAAATAACGCAATTAGGGGAAACCGTCGGTATAGGGAAACCGTAGGTTTCCCCTATAACCCCTTCCCTTAGGAGGGAACCCTTAGTGGGAACCATTATATTATGTTATTATTAGTATGGGTTCATAAGGGAACGACGAGTTCCCTTATACGGTGGGCACAAATTCCCAGTCCAGCGTTTCACACACTTTCTTCCATACCATATCTTGTTCCAACTGTTTCTCTCTATCTTTCATCATTGGAATGTAAGGCAAATACTGTGTCTGGTTCAACAATACGCAAAGTTGGTAAAGCGTATATGTGCAATTGAAGAAATTCGTTCGGTAAGCAGGGCAGTGAATTGCCCACGGTTCCTGGATCTCGATAAACAAGATGCACAAAGTATCTTGGAGTTCATCACTCATTACTGGCGGTTTGATTCCAAAAATGGAGTTGATATATTGAATATGTTCAAAGTATCGGTTGAATCCCAACTTCTTCAAAATTTCGCGCATCTTCTCATAGTTGATTTCACTCGACATATCTTGTATTCTCTCTTTCTTGATTCGCCCGCGAATTGCTTCAATGACATGCGTTGGGATTTGTGTGGTTTCTTTCGCCTGGAACTGTGACAAGATTTCCTTGAAATGGTTCAGACGGACATAAGCATTGTAAGTAACCTCGTTGGGCGGTTCCTTGTAAATCGGCTTCTCATTATCCACAATGTATTGCACATAAGTCGCGCACTTATTATTGTTGCAAATGAGAATTCCCTCCTCATCCTGGGGAATAAGTTCGCCGACTGAGCATTTTTGACAAACATCAATGCAGACAGCGCAATCTGGCTGAATATAGTCCTTGCTGACATTTTTCCAATAGTTCTGATATAAATTTTTGGAATTTTGGTACTTGGGGTTTGTTCCGACATCGCCTTCGGATTTAATTTTGAAGAAGGAGTTGAGAATATTCTTGTTTCCTTCACCACCAATAGAGATTTTCTTTTTCTCTTCAAAATAATTGAAAATGTATGAAGCATTTTTCAATAAATAATCGTTTTTCATTGTTTTGTATTTCTTTAGCTGTTCCGTGATATCTCGGATTTGGTCCTTGATTTCCATCTTTTGGTCAATATCGGATTCGTCCAATGCACGAAAGTGATTCTTCAAAACAAGCAGGGTTTGTTCTAGTTCGGGGATTGTATCACTCTCTACAGTGTGGAATTCATTCAACATCTGCGTGTGTTTTTCATCGATTGTAATATTGGATTGGGGTCCTTTCTTCTTTTTACTACTATGGTTGGGCATTTAAAATAAATACTACTATACAATATCTAACCGTTGATTTTTTATATATGTTTTTTCTCTCTATCAAATATATAAATGTCTTTGATATCAAAAATGCAATTTATGTTGGACAATCTATTGTACAAACTTGGCAAATTAATTCCATCTTCTTCTGGAAAAATCTTATACAATAAGTGGGTTCTCTACTTTATTTTTGTTCTGGGTATTTACGACGTTATTCATTTCTACCAGAGAGGAAACATTGTTGCTGTTGCGATTTTCTTCATTGTCGGATTTTTGACTTCTTTCTTTAGTAAAAATATGATTGTTGTCATTGTCAGTGCAATTGCGGTATCTCACATTGTTGCCTATGGAAATAAAATGTCGGAGGGATTCGAAGAGAAAGAGGAGGAAGAGGAGGAGGGTTTTGAGGAAGGAGTCGAAGGTGAAGAGGAAGAGGAGGAAGATAAGAC